CGATTGTGAGTCGTGGTCACCAGGTCCGCGTGTTTGATATAGTCACGGATGATCCTAGTAATTCCAAGCTTGCGATAGGTTCCATCGCTTAGGTGCTTGTCAAATAGGATCCAATAGTCATCGATATCGATCACCAATTTAAACCCAAACTTCGCTCGCCACTCCAGGAGCTGAAGCAATGGAACTGATTCCAGGAACCGATTCACCACTACGACGTTGAAGTTCTTCTCCTTCAATAGGTCCTCTGTGATCGTGTCTGTAATCAGGCAGTATTCCTTCTCCATGATTGACAAAGGAAGCGCCAGTCTGTGGTAAGTTACACCACTATTTTGACTTCCTACGGCGAGAATTCGAAGTTTTGATTTTGTCATTTGGTTGGTTGGTTTGGTTAGTCTGGATCACTGCCTCCGCTTGCTTGGATGACATGACGTTTTCGTAGTGATGCTTTAATCGCTTGAGCATGTCAAACACACAAGCCCCACAGAAAGCATTCAGATAGAATCCTGAGTCTAGCGATCTCTGATAAATACGAGTGTATTCGTCAAGGATTTGGTGCTCCAGATTTCGAGTGTAGCCCAGTGCTACGGTCTCGAAGTTAATGATATTGTCTTGAATAAATTTAATATCTTGGTCTGTCATTATAATTTCATTAAAAGTCTGTAAACTATGGCGCATTTTACACCAGCTCCAAAGGTGATCGCAATGATCTCACAAAACTCCACTGGAGCCCACATCAATCCAAGCGCTACCCAAAAGCCTAGGCAAGGCGCGCAGTTGAATGGCTTAAAGTTTAGCTTTAGATCCAGGTGCAAGTTATTCATCTGGAAGAAAGTGACAAAGGCCACCGATGCAAGGAGTTGAATCATACGATCTCGATTTTATAGAGGGCTTCTTGTACCTCCAGGTGATAACATTTATCGTCCATCCTGGTGCAATAGTCCAGGAACTTCTGGCAAACAAACAGAGCGCATTCACGCGCCATCAATTTAGATCCAGTAAAGTAAAGGCAGTTATTAAACAGATCCTTCGCGAATTCATCGGGCTTCTTATTCATCCTTGAGTTTATTCTTAATTAGCGAAATCGTCTTGACTATGGATGGATAAGGGATCCGAGTCTTTCGGTGTAGCTCCATTTGATTAAAGTTTGAAGCGACGTATTGATCAAGCAAGGTGTTCTCGTACCAGCAGAGATCTTTTCGCCTCTCGTCCAGTAGATCGAATAGCTTTTCTTTCTCGTCTTTACGATCGTCGATCTGGTCCGCTATATTGTCGATCTCCTCAATTGACTCAAACTTCGCACGAAAGTTTTTAAAGAAGGGCTGATTCATCCCAGTGCTTCTGATCATGTTAAGCATCGCGCGGACCAGGTAGAATTTTAGAGCGTTATTCTCGTGCAGGTTCCAGAACTTTTCTTCTGATAGGTTGCACAAGGAGATGAACATCTCTTGCCTTAGATCATCGCGGAGGCTAGCAGGTTGCATTTTTCTTAGAGCCGAAGCTATATCCTTGGATAGGTAAAGCTCTTCGATAATTTGATTCCTGGTCTTTTGCACTGGCTAGGAGTTTTCGATTTCGCGCTTAAGATACCAGATCGCCTTGTCAAGGTCCTGGATCTTATTGCCTTTCTTGTCGCATCTAAGGATGTATTTGATTGCGTTCCCCAGGTTAAACCCTAGGTCAAATGCTTCAATCACATCGATCGATTCGAGCCCTCTTTCGCTTTTGTAGTGAGGAGGATCATTGACCAGGTCAATGCTTGGTAGCTTCTGGCTAGACTCCAGGTGCTCAATGTTTGCAATGTGTGTCATAATTAAATTGTTTGGTTAAAAAGATGCCCGTCTTTCCGAGCTGTCAAGTTTAGTTTCCGACTTTCTTTCGCTGAGCCCTATGGTGTATTGACTTTATACATCTCAGAATTTATCAGGTCGTCACCCTGAAAGGGAAGGTAGTCAGGACAGGATTCGAACCTGTTACAGATAAGTGCGTTTACCCTTCCGCCACCTGACTAATACAAAGTTTATAAAATTAAATTGGATTATCCAAATCAATACCGTAGTTTTTAAATAATATATTTAGCTGAGTATTAAGACCTTCTGATCTGATCGGATCCATATCCGCCATTTCGATGCCTAATTTAAAGAAGGCAATCATCAAGCGGCCCGCGTCCAGGTATTGATCCGTGACGTCTCCGCTTGGATCCCCTTTGTACATCTCAGCTTCAATCTTGAGAAGCTCCTCCAGTGTGCTCTTGGATTTCATCTTCAATGACTGGCGATTAAAGATAGAAGGTCTGAAGTCAGCCTCGATGTGATCGATCAGCGCGTTAAGTAGTCCCGCGTAGATTATGATCGTTTGTTTTTGTGTTAATTTTTTCATGGGTTTTTAGATAGGTAGTCTTTTATTTTTCTGGTCCTCAGGAACGCAGCTCTTCGTTCCGCTCCGTGGTTATTTAACATACGCATTAAATTCATTCTAAGCGATCCATTCAAGTCGTGAATGATAACACCAGGCATCTGGATCGATCGTGTCTCTCGTGTCAATTCTGACTCAATCCAGGCGATGCAAGCCTGATAATTAGCTGGCAGATTTTTATTAGTGTCCATTTGTTTGATTTTTAAAATTACTAATTGCAGTTCTCCAAATTGCTTTAATTATTTCTTCTTCTATTTCAGTGATCGCCAAAACCCTAGCTTCTGTTTCATCGTTATGCATAAATTTTCTATGAAATTTTAAAAGCCAAATAGTCCCTTCTTTAATTCCTCCAGTTACATCGTATTCTCCAATTTTACGAAATGAATCTACTTTAACAAATTTAAATTCTAGACTTATGTTTTCATATCCAGGAATTTCTCTTAACATTTCGATTATTCTATGGAACTTCCAATCTACATAAATTGGTAATCCATATTGATTATTTTCCATAAGTTATTTTATAATATTTTTCTGCTTCATCTGTAAGGATATCTGTGCCTGTTTTACTCATATCTACATTATGTAGATTCAAAGCAAATTTTATCATCTGCTCCTTCTCCATTGCTTTGGCTTGTTCGTATTTAATCTTCATTAATCCAGCGCTAAAAGCATCTGGAGCTATAACTCCTATAATATCGCTTAATTCGTGTAATAAATAATCTACTGCTGTCTGTTTAGTTCCCATTGTCTTGTTGTTTAATTTGTTCTATTACCCATTTAGCTCCTTCCCTAAAAGCATGTGGAGCCCAATACCTATCACTTTCTTTTTCTACCTCCTCATCACTTGGTAGTTCGATAGGTTTTAGCTTTTCTAATACCTCGTTATAGGTAATAGGTTTATCCATTACAACAATTTGAATAGCGTTTTTTACTTGTTCTTCTGTATATAGTTTCATATTACTTTTTATTTAGTGTTAATATCTCCTTACTTATCGCCTTTATCTCAAACTCGATCCTAGGGTTCACCTTATCGATGTGCTTCCTCATAACCAGGACCGAACACAGCCGATCGTTCTGGATCATGCCACAATTCTGGAGGCAGTCAAGGATTACCTTGGCCGCGTTGTCCAGGTCAGATCTGTTAGATTGGAAGTAGACATCGATCCAGATCTGGAAGGGAACGCTGATCGTTTCGCCTTTGTGCTTTCTGATCTGCCACTCGAAGCTCACTTCATACTCTTTCAGATCAACGGTCTTATAGAGGCGATTCCCTCCGATCCGATATCCGTTTGACTTGCTAGGCACCTGGCCTTTGATTGTGATCATTTCCTTTCTTGTAAAGTGGCAATTACATTTGTAAAACCTTCAGCGCTTAATAGCTCTCTCTGAATTTCTCCAGATTGTATTTCTTTTATCATAGCAGAAACTTGCTCAACAGCCGACTCGTTTAAATCGTCAATTACAAAAAGAACTCGAAGTTCATATTTTTTAAATCCCATATTTCTAAAATTTAGCCTCCTCGAAGGTGTGATTAATCGTATTTATCGCGCTGTCCTGGTAGACCGGTTTAAACCCTTGAAGCTCCTCGTAAGAATCTGCGATCCGGTTAGTCGTAATATCCACATAGCGATCGATCGTGCAAGTCTCCCCGTCTCGATTTTTAAGGATCACATAGTTAAGGATATTATCGTCCGGTCCCTTAGCCGTATTGTTAGCCCTGGCGTCAGTGTATTTATAATAATCGTCGCGATATAGTCCGATCACTGCAATCGCGTCCTGCTCGACATTCCCAGAGCTTCTGATATCTGATAGCTGTGGAAGTCTTGATGACCTTCCCTCGATTCCCCTGGATAACTGAGATAAAGCGATGATCGGAATCTTTAGCTTCCTGGTTAGCTTCTGAATCTTATTCGATACGGAAGAAACCTGAGCAAAGTCTGACTGATCCTTGAGCTGATTGTCTCTGATCAGTTGCAGATAGTCGATGACTACTAGGTCAATTTTATTACGCTTAGCTTCCGATGTCAGGATCATAGACAGATAATTAATATCACGATTATCAGAGTCATAAAAGAATATCGGAAGCGATTTAAGGATCGACGCGTTCGAGTTGCGGATTTTAAGTATATCGTCCGGCTTCACTCGGTTAGCTTTTAGATCGCTGTATTTATAGTCGCAATTCTCGGAGCTGATAAGACGATACATGAGAGACTCCTTTGGCATCTCAAGCGAAAGGAATAGAACTCGTTTACCAGATTTAGCAGCGCTCTTAGCGTGTTGTAATCCAGCGACTGTCTTTCCCATACCTGGACGCCCAGCGATGACCGTCATGCCTTCCTGGAATCCTCCAAGGATATAGTTTAGGTCCCTGGATCCAGTGTCGATCCCTGAGAATTTTATTTTCCCAGCGTTCGCTTCTAGCTTGTCGATCACCTCATCGTAGATCGAGGCAATATCAAACACCTCAGAGGAGGCCACTGATTTATCTAGGCTCTCGATCTCCTTGTCTACGATCGTTTGCAAGTCGGAGACTTCCTTGTTATCTAGTATCGCAGTCTGTAATTTGAAGGCCAGATCGTAAAACCTTCGCTTTCCTTCTGTCTCCTTTAGTGCATAGCAGGATTCTTCCAGGTTGATCACTCGATCAGGCATCAATTTTAGAACCAATTCGGAGCTATATCCATTTTCTGATTCTTTCGTTTTAAGCCACCGAAATAGATCAGCTCTAGTGATTCTCTTATCTTCTAATGAAAGTTCCTTAAATCCAAGGAATGACGCCTTAAATAAAGCGTCTGTGAATGATTGTTCACTTACTAATTTGTTTGCTTCACTAAATAGGTGAGGGTAAGCTAGTAAGTGTGAGATGATGTCACGCTCTAGGTGCACATCATTTAGATTTAGTTTTACTGCCATTGTTTAGGTATTATAGGTTTGTCATTCAAAGCTACTTGATTAACAGGACTTTTCAAATTTTGAATTTCGTCATTAAAACATTTGCCATTAAGATAGGTCAATGGATTCTTCCTATACTGCAAGTCTGGATTTGCTTGGACGTAGAACTTTACGTTCGCTAGAATCTTCTGGACTTCTTGGTTAGTCAATTTATCCCAGGCTTTCTCTGTCTTAGCTCGATCTACTTTCTTGTTGTACTCATTCCAGAAAATTTCAAATTCCTCTCCGTGCTTTAATTTGTTAGATTGTAGATTTGTAGTATTGTAAGATTGTATATCTATACTAGCAGTGCTTTGGACTTGCTTTGGTACATGCTTCGACAATGCTTTGTCAAGTGCTTTGGTATTTGCTTTGGTAAAATTTACCAGAGCAATCACGTTGCTTGAGTATTGATTCTTAGACTTTTCAATCAATTCTATTAGACCGATTTCAATTAGATCCATTAGAGCTGAGTGATAAGTTTTGTAATTCTTAATACCTACTGCCTCCATTACCATAGTGGTAGGAAGACCAAATTTTTCTTTCCATCCTAATCTATTACAGTGCTCAATAGCAAAGAAATAAATTGCAGCGTGATTAGGCTTAAGTCTGTCTGGATTCTCAAATGAATAATCCCAGAAGTTTCGAGTAAGTGAGTAAATATCCATATTATTGTCTTGAACGGTTATATAAAATTCCACCCAATCTATAAAGGGACGTTTCAGCATGTTCGTATTTGCCAAAAAAATACGTTGTATAGGCTATATCAATACAATCTAATACTTCGATTAATCCATATTTTTTTATGTATTTATAAAATGATATTTCAGGATTAAGTATCGTAAAAGGTTTGAATTTTTCATTCCAATACTGCTCTACTTTTTGTATTTCAAATTGACTATTTTTTTCGAGCTCTTCTCGCCACTCAAGAATCATTTCAAGTTGTTGCCTTCTAAGATTTAACTCTTCAATTTGAACCCTCTGTTTTTCTACCACTGAATTGTCTGAAAGTTTTCTGTGTGATTTCCCTCTGTTACAGACAAAGCAGCTAGTAATTAAATTAAGAAGATCATTATCGCCACCATGTTTCACTGGATTCAGGTGGTCGATTTCAAGTATTGCATCTGGAGCCTTAGCTCCGCAGTACTGGCATGTGAATGAATCACGTTTAAAGACTTCGAATCGAGTCTTTTTACTAATGCTTTTTCTTTTTTGCATCTTATAAAAAAATAAAAGCCAGTCTGTGTCAGAGTACAGAACTGGCTTTAGGTTACTTTAACCCTTAAAATAACTCGAAAGCTCTGACCCTTTCGACTTATTGTGTCACAATTATATAAAAAATTGTAACAATTTACAAATCATTTAAAAGATTTTCTAACCTCATGATCTCAGCCTCCGCTTCGCTCATTTTATCTAGGATCAGATCGAATGACTTGACCTCTGGATTGTAGTACTTCATTATCTGAGAATACTCGCTTAGGTCCATCTTTCGGTGAGCTATATGGACATTCACCACCGCCGTGAAACATCTGTCTTCTAGTGTCATTGTCTTGATAGGGTATCTTTGCGGACCTCGCGCCAGTACGTCGCATCTAGTCCATCAATGATTCTATTCTTAATGATTAATCGAACATTCACCGAAGCCTCTTCTAGGACGCTCCTCATGTGGATCTTGCCGTATTGTCTAAGGTGTGTGCCTGCGATATAGTCGATTATCTCCTGGGCTTTAAGTTGCGGACTCATAACTATAAATCGATTAGGTCCTCTCTCAATTCTGCCCAGTAGCTGAGCTCTAAGTCTCCAGCGTGGATCGCTTCCATGACGATCTCAGCGCCTAGGATAGCGGAGGCGATGGCCTCTTCTTTGTTCTTCTTGATCTGTGGATGCGCTTCCTGGAAACGCTTCACTAGATGCTTTGCAAATTGCTTTCTTGTCATTGTCTTATTTTTGTTTAGCTAATTCAATTAATTTATCGATACAAGCATTTTCTGCTTCTTCGTAAGTTTTAAAGTCTTTTGTAAAATAACTTTCATACTCTCCATCCATCCAAATAAATCTTCCAACAAAAACTCTAGTTAATCCATCGCTGATGGGGAAAATATATCCATACTTCTCCCTAAACCATCTAAATACTTGTGATTTAGTTGGAGCAGCTAAGTCTTTTTGTGGCATATAAATACCGTCTTCATCAACTTGACACAAATAGAGTTGCCTATCGGCAATATCATACCCACATAATGTTTGTTTATCAAACCCAAGTGTGCATAGTTCTATTGCTTTTTCAAAGGATACTATATCCTTTTCTAAGTCTTCAGTTTGTTTGTTTTCCACTGTTTATTCGGGGTTATATGTTGCTGAACTAAAATTTTCTTTAGCCTCCTTTATTATCTCAAGTAGAACCTCTCGTGTAACTACTTCATTGGGATTTTTTTCGTTAAATCTAGTATATTTAATTGTTTCTACAATTGCTTGAAATACTGCTATGCTATTATCTTTCATTGTCTTGTTGTTTAGCAATCAAAATTAATTTATCAATACAAGCATTCTCTGCCTCTTCGTAGGTTTTGAACATAATACTACCGTGAGTAGAATCAGGAGTATCATATATCTCGTATTCATGATAGGTGCCTTCTTCTTCTTGTAACCAGCTTGATAGATTAGCATACCACCAATAATACTCCCTAAACCATCTAAATACTTGTTGTTTTAGTGGGGCTGGTGTATCTAATCCGTGTCTAAAAAATGATATTTCTAATTCTCCATTAAATAGATAATAAGCTAAACAAGGTTCATCAAACCCTAATTCTTTCAATGCTACTGCTTGCTCGTAGCTTACAAACTCTTTTGTCATTGTCTTGGTTAGATGTGGACCAGTCTGGATGACTGGCCCGTTTACAAATATACTTAATTTTTTATTCTCCTAGCTCTGTGGTAAAAGATTCCTTCTAGGTATGGGAAGTCTTGCTCGAACTTATAGGCATAGTCTGCAGTGTAGTTATTATTTACCTTGTAGCGATCAGTCCTTTCAATCATTGACTCCCATCTGATCCGCTCGAAGACTTGCTTAGCTCCAATCTTTTTGTGGCCTCTATTGATCAGCAAAAAGGCGAAGCGTTTGAACTCTTCGTAGATCTTTGGGTTCCTTTCGTGATACTCTCTGAATGTTAGCATCGTTCTTGAATTTAGATGAGTAATAAAGTTTTCTGTAATCCTCCTGGAGCTGGTTAGAAATGTGATCCATCCAGGCGTTAAAACTAGGCTTGCTCGTATTCATTGTAGATCAGTTTAATTTCTTCTAAAACTTCTGGATATTTAACTTTCCCGTAAACGGTTTGCTGGACGATCGCAGTGGTCCACTCCCTAGCGCTAAAGGGCTTGATCCCCTTAGCGTTTAGGCGTTCTGCGCATTGCGCGTAGATATTCATTTTCTTAATTCGCATAATTATCAATAAAGTATTGTTCGCCAAATTTCTCAATAATGTAATTTCTCAGATCAGCTTTAAAATCAAACTCATCTATAATCTTCCAGCCGTTCATTAGCTGATAGTTCGACCACTCTTCAAAATCCTCTTTTGTCCGAAAACTTTGAGTGTGTTTACACTGCTTGCCATTACCCATCGACAGAGTAAAAATTGTAGGATATTTATACATCCCTACTATGGCAAATCATCCTCCTCTACGATTTGAACTTCTGGCTCTGGTGCTGGAGCAGGTGTGCTCTTTTGAAGTGCCTGGTATTCATTGGAAGACTGAATCTTTTCCTTGATGAAATCTGGGAATGAATCGTAAGCTACCTGGTCAAAGTTGCTGACCGAAAAGACCATCTGAGAGTTAATCAAGGCAGGCACATCCATGCCCTTCATCACGCCACCAATCGAGGCAATCTCAGCGTAAGTCTTACCGCTCACCTTGGATGTCTTGTGGATGATCGATAAGGTGCAAGCCTTGCCAGCTAGCACCGCGATATCAAATGATTTGCACTCGTCCTCTGTTAATGCCTTGCCTCTCCAGGAATCCAAGAAAGCGCGAAGGTTTGATTTATCACCTAGTGACAAGGTGAATTCTTTTGAGATCACTTGAGGTTGTTCTCCGTTCTCTTCCTTGAACACTTTTAGCTCCGTTGGTAGCTCGAAAGTAAGGCGTACTTTATTGACGAACTTCTCTTCGCCCATGTAGGATTCCTTTACGGTTCCCATGTGGATCATTGAGTAGCATCTAGCTACATAAGTGCCAGCGGGGATAGGCTCATAGTTAGATCCACCTGCTGAAGTTGCGATAATTTTTGTTTGGTTTGACATGATAATAAAATTAAAGGTTAGAAATGATTGTGATAATTGATAGGATTGCAATCACGAATAAGGTGATGATTGTGGCCTGAGCGATTTCAGGTCCAGTGATTTGTTTTAGGTGTTCTCTCATTTGTTTAGATGTTTTATCAATAGCTTCATTGCTTTCGATATGCCAAAATTAAGAACATATTCCGAAATAAAAAACTTTTTCAACTTTTTTATTTAATTATTTGTAAAATAAATTTAACAGAATCCACCTAATATGTAAAGTATACTTAATGTTGTAGAATATATTAAACACAAAAAAGCCCAAAGATAAAATCCTGGGGCTTTCTGAGTGTCATCTAAACCTATACTACGAAAAATGAACTAAGTCCTGATCTTATGGTAAGGAAATAATTTCTATGCAAATCTAAACAATTTTTCCGTTTTTAATCATAAGATTTGAAACTTTACTTTTGCCGTCCTGGATTTCTACTAGTGCGAAGCCGTGATTGTGCTGGGCAAAAGGATAGTATTTCGGAGACAAGTGAGTCAAGCATCCAGTCGAATAGGAGTGGATAAAGTTTTTAAAGCCGTCCTTCTTTGTTGTGCTCGTGGTCCGATGAACGTGACCAATCAAGGTATTGCAGAAGGTCTTATTGAATGTGGTCTGGTCTGTTTCCAGTGCTCTGATCTTTTCTTAACAGATATCCCCCATCTTGACATTTGACGATGGAAGTTTGCTAAATCTTGATATCCATAATTATCCCAGTTTTCACGCTCAAAGTCAGCGCGTGTCATGTTAGTAGAGTAGAAGTGCTTTTCAATCGCTTCTTTCTTACTGATTTCTTTGCTCATATTCTTCCATTAGTTGGTCCACCAAAAATTCAACATTATTCAACAGCTTCATTCGTAGAACAAAGCCCGCGTCATCGACGTGCTCGATAGCCTCCATGACTTCAAGCATTTTATCAAGTGTTTCTGTCGTTGGGTTTCTAGGATTTTCGATAGGATCTATATCTATTTTATACACGAAGTCCGAATTTAACGTACAAGTAAGCGACTAACATCAGAGCCTCCGCAAATAGTAGCATTACCACCCAGGTAGGCACATGGTATCTGATTACTTCCTTGTCTCGATATTCGATCCATTTCACCTGGGAGTTTCTATAATTATTTTCGATCTCCTGGCGCATCGAATCGATATCGATCGTGGCTTTGATCTGTCCCTTCTCGGACTTGATCGTCACGGATCCATTAGGTAGGACCAGGCGTGAATAAAAGGATGATAAAATCCCAGAAGAATCGCACGGATTTGTGATCAGTAAAGTGTCGTGCACCGCTCTAAACTTCTCGACGATTTTCTCGGTCTTGATCGTGTCGATTCTAAGCGTCTCTTTGTACTCTGTTAATGTCTTTGTCTGCTTGCAGGAAGATAACGCAACACAAGCCAAAAGAATAGGTAAATATCGCATGATTATGAGAAATAAAGGTCAGCTTCTGCCTGACGTCGTTTAGTTAATCCAGCTAAAACCTTTCCGCCTCCCTTATTCCACTTCAAAAACTCAGCGCGAATCGAAGGATCACTTGGATTTGCATTGACTTTCTTTAGTAGTGTTGAAGATTTCAGGTTATTTACCCCGCAATTGTAGGTAAAAGAGACCAGGGAATCGAACTGATTTTGATTAATATCGTCGCGACAGAAAGAATCTACCGCTTTCTCGTAGGAACCTAGAAGGTGTTTAAGTAATGCTTCAGCGATGATTTGAGTGATCGCTGGATCTGTGGGTTTTACTTTGGCACCAGATGGATAATAGGTATTTCCGTAGCCTATAGTCCAAATCGAGGCTGGGCAAAGGTATGGCTTAAGTTTTAATCCCTCAAATCTTTTTATTAGATCGAGTCCTTTTTGGCTGGCTTTGGTTACTTTCATCAATTATGCCTAGTTTGGTTTTCAGGTTTGAATTCTCAGATTTTAATGAGTGGACCTCAGCCGTTAAGATGTCGATCTTGTCGCTCAGCTCCTTCACTTTGTCAGACATTTCTTGAGCCATCTGTCTCCAGATTTCGATGGCCTTAGTGGTTTGATCGAGCTCAGAGGTTGTGATCTCAGCCTGCTCTTTTCTTCTACCTACTAGCCATCCGATCAGTGCGGCGATCGCCCCCGTAACAGATTGCCCAAGAATGTCTTCCAAATTCATTTATTAGTCCTTATTCAATTTGTGTAAAATTTGCGCTTTAGTTAAGATAGGTAAATACTCGTTATCCTTAATAAAAGTTTTAAAGGTACCTTGGTCTGAAGTGTCTAGGTCAAGAATTTCTCCTTTGTTTAGAGCTACCGCCCAGTCCCAAAACTTTAAAGCGTCTCCTTTAGATTGCTGAACTAAATGATTTGCAATCGCTTTTCCAGCGTTTACCGTTTGTTTTTTTTCGTCTAAAATTGCCACGCCATCTAGACCTAATAAATCAAAATTTAAATCAATTTTCATTATTTATTTTTGTTTGGTTAATACTTACAATATATAGCAAAATTGCTAAATGTTTTGAATTATTCCCATGGGAGTTTATAAGCCACAATAGGTGGATTCAAAAAGTTCTCTATTTGTGCATCCAAATTTGCCTCGATTGCCTCGCAGTCTAGGGAAGCCGTAAGCCATCCTTCTACCATTTCTTCCGTGACTTCATCGTAAGGAGTGAAGCTCGCTTCGTGTGGTGCATCTACGGATAAAGCTCCGTAAGTGTCAGCCGTGAATAATAAAGGAGCTAAGATAGGATTTTTATCTTGTATCTCCTGATAGTATTCCTTCTGCGCTCTCCAATGAATTACGCTTATTACTTTGTCCATCCCATCAATAGAAGGGATTGAGTCAAGCTGTGAAATGACGAATGAAAAATTACGCATAAATATATCGTGTTAAATTGTTTCTAGTTCCGTTTAATTTACCTATTAAAGTAACTCTATTAATTCCTATTAATCTAGCTAGTTCCGTAGCTGAATTATAAAATACCCCAGTGTAAGTATCAAGAACTATTTTCTTCATATGAGCACAAGTAGATAGATTATTTTTGTGAGCGTGTAGCTGGTTTTCTCTATTGTCACACCATTCTAAATTCTCTAGTCTATTATCGTCCTTTATTCCGTTAATATGATTGACTTGATTCTTGCCTTTTACTTGGTCTAAAAATGTCAAAGCGATTAAGCGATGAACTTTATAGTTTTTGTAAACTCCGTCAAATGAAAGGCGAACTCTTAAATATCCTTTTGGGCATTTATGAGGATTTAAAAATTTGTTTCTATTAGATGAAAAAATCCTTCCATCTGAATAAATAGTATAGTTTTCTAATGTCTTTTCCATATACTAATTTACAAAATTTATGCCTTTAAAATAAATTAAGAATAAAATTCATTACTATAAAAAGCTATACCCAAATTTATAGGAGCATTCCCAACCGTTTTTTGAATAACCGTATTTCCTCCAGTATAACTTAAAATAAATACTCCTGGCATATTATTAGCTATTTGTATAAAACCTTGATTTGGGTCTGCTAACCAAACACCGCTACCCCCATTAGTATTATCTCTAATTACAATTAATCCAGAATAAGCTCCTGCTCTAATTACATAATTTGTATTTAAAGCACTTACTGCTTGAGACACACCAGTACTAAAATAACCAGTGCTTGAATGAATACCTCCAGTTACTTGCAATTTACCCGCTGCATCTGCTTTAGAAGATGTTGCACCTATCAATACATTTCCCGAACTCGTGATTCGCATTTTTTCCCCAGAACTAACATTTGCCATATTAATAGCAAAAACAATAGAACTATTTTGAGCATTAGCTAAACATAAATCAGAAGTTGTATTATCAAAACCAGTAACACCAACATAATTTGCAGTTCCTAAATAAAATCTATCTGAACCATTATTTTGGAATATAATTCCACCTCCTCCAGTTCTTGTTGAATTAACAAAAATTTGTGTGCCAGCACCAGAAGATAAATTTAGAGGATAATTTGCCGCTAAACCACCAGAACCAGCAGAGATATTTCCCGAAAACGTGGCGGCTCCAGTGGAGGCGATGGTTAATCTTGCAGTATTATTAGTTCCAAAAACTATATCTCTAGCACTTTCAGTAACAAAAGCCATCGAATAAGCAGAAACACCACCTAATAAACCCGAGCCTGTAGATGAAGAAATTCCTATGTAATAATTACCGCCGGTTGTATTAAACGTTTGATACATAGTTGAAGTGCCGCCTCCATTTATTTTTAAAACTTCTGATACTCCGCTAAACGTCGCACTCGTACCGCTTAAAGCTCCGGCAAAAGTTGCACTTAAATTAGAGTTTAAAGTTAAAGCCGTATTTCCTCCGTTTACTTCAAAGCTTACAATTCCGCTAGCGTTGTAATTTGCTATTGTTACTCGATTACTTCCTGAGCTGTAGTAAAGCGCACCGCTTCCGCTAGTCATTCCAGTTAGGAAATAATTGTTAGCAGTTACAAAAGTAGTCGCGCTAAAGAAGCTATCCGAATAAAAAGCAGTCCCTTGAATTGACGAATTGCTAACAATAGGAAGTCTAGGCGAAATTTGTGAGCTTGAAATAGTAAGCCTTGAAGAGCTATTCGTTACGTCGTAAATCGTAAAAGTTCCGTCTGTATTCGAGATAAAATAATCTGGGTTATTATCTGTATCAGTAAGGTAAATTCTTGGGTTCGTCGAACTAATAGTTAAATCCCCCGTAAAGGTTGCGCTAGTTCCATTCAAAGGCCCCGTCAAAGTTCCACCAGCCAAAGCTAAGTAAGTCGAAGCTGCGGCGCTGGTAGTTAAATAAGTGCTATTATCGTAGCTTATAGTAGTTCCGCTAATCTTAACAAATCCAGTCCCTGAAAGCGCCTCTTGTTTAGCGTTAAAAGTAATCCAGTCCGTAGAGCTTAGATAACCATTCTGGGAACCCGTAGCCACTTGAATACCAAAGGCACCAGTTCCAGAGTTATAAGTCAAAGGAGACGAAGCCGAGAGCGCCGCTCTTGCCCTAGTATCTGTAAACCATTTATTCGTCGGACTTACCAGCTCCTGGATGTCATCAGTATCTAAAACCACTGCACCCACTAAGGTATTAACCGAACTAACCCCCGAACCTATGGCAGTGCCTAAGTCGGAAATAGTAGTCTTGAATAACTGACCAGTTGAAGGATCAGCGATCGGGAATAAATCAGTCGTAAGGACTGAGGGCTTGCTGGTTAATTGACTTACTTTTTTATTTGCCATTAGTTAGGATAATTAAAATCTGTGGGAACTTGACATCTGTCTGATAACATCGGGAAGGAAACGCTCACATCTGCCTTCACTCCTGCTAAAAAGTCTTCTTTTTCTTCTGTGAAGAACTCGATCGATACTTGATCACCGATCTCCCAGTCAAACTTTGGGTATCGCATCATTGAGATGATATCCTGCGCGATCAATAATTGATCCGAAAGGACCTCATTCTCATTCGATTCGTCTTGTAATTGACGATCCAGGAAGAACAAAGAGAAATCTAGGTTTAATTGCTTGCCAGATATCGACGATCCAGTCAATGAAAAGAACATCGCTGGATAGATATTATCAGTCTTTAAAAACTCCCATACATCACCAAAATAAACCGTGTTTACCTGCTCATGTGCTAAGCCTAAATCACTTATTAATTTGATTGTTTGATTTAATGTCAGTTGCTTGATTGCCATTTGTTTGGGTAGCCAGGTAAACCTGGAGTTTTTTTATGTTTTTTGTGCTATACGCTTTCGGCATCTTTTTATTTTTTAGCAGAGACCATTTTCTCCCTGGTCTCTTTCCTCGAAGCTCATCGATGTACATCCGCAGTCATCACCTAACCAGATCGAAGCTTTGTAAGCATCGCGTTCTGGCTTGACAATATCGACACCAGATCCGTAATTTACATATTCGCGGAATTTGTTAGTAGTCGAAGAAACTTGCTTTAGGTGTTTGATCAGTCTCTCTGTGTAAAACTCAGCGCGTGTGCGATATCTGTTAGCCACATCGATGATGTCTTGCATGCTAGGCGTATCTGTATTATCGCTGGTTTTTCTGATTAATCCTTTATTGTAGAATTGATATGACAATCCCACTGGAAGCTCAGAAAGCGTGTAATAAACTAAGGCGTTTGTGATGAAATTATCTAATAAGTCCACCTCGTCAGCCGTCAAATTATTATTTTCAATTCCAGCCTGCAAGCGATCATATAAAGCAGAGCCTAAAGAAGGCAGAATGTACATGTCCTGGGCCGTCAAGATTTCTGGAAGGATCAATTTGTCATCGACATTCGAATGAAGCGCTGATCTTTCCTTGATCGTGTTTACGTTTATAAAGCAGATATTTTTCATTCCTTAGTCTTTTTTAATTACCACTTGAGAAGCCCATACGTGACGGCAAGAAGGAGAATGTTCTCCATCTGGCATTGTCCACCAGCCTCCGCGACGATCAAACACTGAATATCCCAGGCGTAAACTGATCGCTTCGATCTCTGCCCTGGTATAAAGTTTATCTAGTTGCATCAAGCGCGCGCAGAATTGACGGCTAGGATGCGCGCTAGTGTTTCTCTGTCCTGCTGGGATTGATGATCTCCACTCGTAAGAATAGCGGACCATGAAGCTCTTTGTTGAGGGCTTTGTGTCAGTGATCTCAGATAGGGGAGATGTCAAGATTCTCTCGACGGTCCCCTTTACATTTGTGGACTTAATCAATCCGCGCTCTTGCAAGCTATCCATGATTTTATTGATGATCCCTAGATCCGCCTTTACGGTTCCAGCGATGATCTCTGGAGTGATTCTCTTATCCTTCTGGATCAGGTCCAAGACATTCGCTTCTAAACGCGTTAATTCTTGCGTAGCGAAGTCCAAGTCCATCGTCTCCTCTAAGTCATTAGGCATCGCAGAGAACGCGTCCCTAGTGCGAAATATGGAGTAATTAGATTTGCTCTCTCCGAACTGATCAAACACTGAGATCACATCGTCTTCACTAAACTTAAATCCAGCAGGTGCTGGAGCTCCGTTTAATTCAGAACCACCTTGTTCAGCAATTAAGCCGACCAAAGCGCGGACCTCATTTGGAGTCATTGACTCAAGGACTTTATTCGCTACTAATGGAGACAAGCTATTGATCGCGTCGATCACATCCTGAGAAGTTCCAGAAGTTTTTGGTTCTAACTTAGGAGCTCCAAGTTTTTCACGGATCTCATCCTTAGTCAAGTTTTGAGCGATCGTAGATTCAGAGAATTCCATGCCGATCGGCTCGACTGGAATTATTTGTAGCCCATCGATAGCACCGCGTAATTTGGCAAGTAAACTGAATACTTGTTCTTGATATATTTGCTTATCATTGACGTAAGTGTTTTTGAAGATCTCGTATGAATCGCGCATTTGCTGGCGTGATCCTAGCTGACCAGGTGTCGCAATACCAAATAAATCAGGAGACGTGATCTGGTGTCCAGCGTATACGTTTTTCTCGATGATCTTATCGACATTAGCAAAATCCTCCTTCGTAATATCAGAAGCTCCTAGGTCCTCAATGATCGGCTTTCTTGAAGCGTCATTCACGAAGGAAAGAATGAACTTCTTGCCATCGGATCCAGAGAATCTATCAGTGAATTTGCGTTCTACAATACGTTTTTCTTCGTCTTGAGGTTCGCCATTTGGTAGAGTGATCAATTTTGAAGCACTGAATCCAGTCTGAGCATTGCCTAAAACGTGCTTAGACACCTCGATGTCTGACTCGATATAGTTCAAAGCGCCGATATAACCAGGTAATGAGTAGGCCGAAAGGTTTGGACGGTACTCTTTTAGGTACAAAATCTGGGTTCCTACTGGCAATTTATCATTAAAAGCGTTGTAAATAGGGCGCTTATACTTAGAATCTTGCCAATTTTCCGAATACCAGAACTGAGTATTATCGTCGTTTGTGCGGACCTTGGTGTAATCCAGGTGATAAATCTCTGCTACCTGACCAGCTACCTGACTCCAGATTACTTGAAGGTAAGCACCTCCAAACAATTCTACGTCAGTAGATACTTTTTTTAAGATATCATTTAGCGATTCGAATGGATTTGGATTATCAATAAACTCCTTCGCGATCTGATCGTTTTCGTCTACGGGTTTGAAGCCGTTTCCAGTGATATAATTTACCTTGCTTTTAATGATCGCGTTATGTTTAGCAGATTTGCTAAATAGATCGACCAGGTAATTAGGGTAATCATTCTTTTTTCCGAACTCAATGTATCCACCATTCTCTCCTTTTTTCTCAGAGTATTCTGGTTGCCTTGCTTCTGCAAAGGTTAGGACGTTTAGAAAGTTTGTATTGCTCATATATCGCGCACTTTGTAAGTGTTATTCGTTTGGTTGTATGTGGTGAATTCAAATTCAGTTGAATTCTTTAAAGACATTTGTCCAGATTCCACCAGGCCAGTGGCCAAAGCAGGATTTAAATTCGATGTCGATGTCTGCTCATAAATTGAGTAGTTAAATTCGCCACTAGTCACGTTCGCAAAGTGTGTATTGACTACTATGTCAAACTCATTGTAACGGTCCTTAAATCCAGATAGATCACTGGATCCAAGGACTACGAAAGCGACGCTAAGATCAGTCACTCTGGACGTGAAATAGAATAAATAATTAGGCGCTGAAAGAGTTTGTTTTTCCTTCAATGTTAAAATTACTTTTTCGGTCTGTCCTTTAGTCAAGTGAATCATCGATATTAAATAGCAAAGGATTAATTATTTTATTAAACAAAAAAAAGAGGAGGCTCATCGCCCCCTCCCCGTCTAACCAAACGACTATCTAATTATGCCGTTAATCCAGCGATAATGCCAGAAGAAACTTCTGGAGCCAAAGCTGACTCTGAAGCCGAGAATGTTAATGTGTATCCAGAGCGATCTCCTTGAGCCGTTCCAGTTGCACCATTACCACCTGACAGGTTCAATCCGTGGACCTTACCTAAATACCAGTACTTTCCGTTATTGTCACCAACAACCGCAAGTAAAGTATTTTGAGCTAACAAAAGAATTTCGTTTCTAGTGTTAGCTTGCAATTTGTTCAAAATGATTGACAATTCAGAAGCGTAGAATACGGTCCCGTTCTGTACGTTTGCGTTGATGTTCTCAGTCAATGAAGAAGTTCCAGGAACTAATTCGTATTTTCTGAAAACCTTACCGCTTCCCTTAGTGATTGCAGTGATCACACCGCTCGCCTCAGTCGTGCTAGATACGTTACCCTTTTCAATGAAATACACTTCCGTGATTCCGCCTAATGAATCTCTGCAATCTAAGGAATATCCTTGAGTTAATGCGCAAGCCATTATTTTTAAATTTAAAAGGTTAAAATTAGGGGAGTCCAATCCAATGGAAGCTCCCCGAACTTATTGGTAAGAATTAAGCTAAGATGAAATCAACCATCTCAGCAGGGAAAGCGATTTGAACGCCAGCCTTGAACTCAGCTACGAAGCGAACTTGATCAGCTTCTTTAGCGAAGAACAATTCGAAACGCTCTTGCTCATCTAATAAGTCAGTACCGTAGAACATGTTAGAAACACGACCGCCGTAGATCTTAGATAAACCATTCAAACCTTGAACTGCTACCACTTTTACCGTAGTACCTGGAAGCATCAATTCTGAATCAGCCTTTCCGTCAAATGTGTAAGCGAATAAGTTCGCGTTCTTTAATGCGATTGTGTAAGTACGGAAAACGTCCATTCCTACGAAGATTGTCGCATCATCCTTAGCTACGATCTCAGCAGGTAACGCCTTGTAAACTGAATCGATTACAGCGATCACGTTTGAAGTAGTGATGCCAGCAGAAGCAGCTAATGGAGTACCGTAGTAAGTAGTCGTGTTAGCGTGGATTACTGAAGCAGAAGCTGCAGCGATTAACTTAGCAAATCCGTCAAACTTGTTCAAGTTACCGTTTGCAGAAGCCGTGTCACCTTGCCAAACTGCGATCTCTAATTGAGAAGCGATCTTGTCAGCCTTACGTTGTGAGTACTCAGCAGCGAATACGATAGAATCGTAAGAAGAACCAGCAGGTAAAGCCTTCTGCAAATACTTAGCTTCTAAGTCTTTTGGACATAAAGCCTCGTTTACCTTGATCTTTCCAACCGTTAAAGTACGCTGTGTGAAAGTAGTCGTACCTGAAGCGTTGAAGCCACAAGAAGAACCATCTTGGAAGAACGCGTCTGTGTCCATGATGTTTACCGTTTCTGCAGACCTAACGCCTAACATTACGTTTCCTTGATCCTTGATCAAAGAGATTGTTTTTGCTCCTAATACAGAAGACGCTACTAATTGAGTCGCGTTTTGTTCTGTATAGTCAGCCAATGAAGATACTACAAATGCCATCTTTTTGTTTGTTAAATTGTTATTTTAAAGTTTTTACTTTGTTCAAAAATCTTTCGATTTTATCTTCTCTTTTCTCAACCTGAGAGAAAGAATTCTTTGGTGCCTGGATAGGTCCAGCGCTAGGAGTTGAAGCAAGTCCTAAAACTACGTCTGACAAGTCATTGATCGCTTGAGAGAATTTACCCTCGATCGATGCGATCTTTGCTTTCAAAGCTTCGTTTTCTGCTTGTAGAGATGAGATGTTTCCATTCACTTCTTCAAACTTGTCCGCTTCCATTTCCATAGGCATTTCTGTCTCTGGCTCTTCAATAGGTTCCGCTTCTGCCTGAGGTGTCTCAATGCCTTCCACTTTACCGCCTACGGTTGTCACCATAGTACCGTCTACTAACTCATGCTCACCATCTGGAGCAGGAGAAGCATTTCCGCTTTCGTCTACTAGCATAGCCTCCGCACCAATTTCTAAGCCACTTAAATCGATCTTAGATCCGTCTTTTAGATCGTAAGTCTCAAAAGATAACTGAGTAACTGGAGCTTCCTCGCTAGTTTCGACAGATACCTCCTCTGAACCTTCAGAGGCAAGCATCAAGCGAATCTTCTCGATTCCTTCTTTTACTGATAATTTCATCTTTTTTGTTTTGGTAATCGTTTATAAATAGAAATAAAAAAAATACTTTATACTTTAAGATCGACCTGGTCTAGTATGTTCGCTATTTTAGACCAAAGCTTTTCTTCTTTACTCATGTCATTTACATTCTTTCTATATAAGAATTGCCCTTCAGCGCTTACCCCTTTAAAAGTTCCATCTTTTACTTGATTCCAGACGTCATCATTTTCAATTAAGAATGATCCAAACCAAGTACCCCATGGAAGATCCTTAAATCCATCCATCGGCATGACACCTCTTGACTTGTCACTAATGAATGATTCGAATAATGTAACACCTTCGACAAACATCGAAGGATCGTGCATTAAATTGACGCTACTTTGGAGCTTCTTCTTAAAATACTTTTGAGCTATTTTAAGGACAGTGTCAGCGCTAAAATATACGTTGTACTCATAGCCATCATCATTGCGATAAATAGGTGTGTCTGGAATCATTATAGGAGTTGAAATAATTCTTCTCTCTTCTGATTGAATCTTAAATAATTGACGCTTTTCTTCTTCGCTAAATTTTAAGAAATTTCGCTGAATAGCTGGACGATCTACAAGTGCAATAGCATCTACTTGGTTTTCGCTATCTAACTCGTCGTTAATTTGTAACTCAAATAATGGTAAATTCATTCTGTGTTTGTTTAAAATCTTGAAGCCTTTTCTATTCTCTGGATTCGTTGCTGAGATCCAGTGATGTCACTCTCTACCACATAAGCCCTGGTCACTACATTCGAGATCGTGTTTAGTGATCGCTGATCGAGTGAAGTCGGAACTGGTTCCGCTGCTCTTGGTGCAATAGGAGCCCCAGCTCCCGCGCTTGGTCCACTTGGTAAACTTGGGGAACCTCCTCCAGGTTGTCCTGGAACCTGGACCGCTAAGATGTTCTGAATCGATTTGTATCCAGAAGCTAAAGCTAGTCCAGCATTGATCGGAGCTAGCACTGGACCTACGAAAGGAATTCCGATAGTAGACTCATAAGCCTTTTGAGCTGAAACGATAGCTGATATAGTCGCTGAAGCTACGGCCATAGCCTTACCCGCCGCAGTCTCTTGTCCTAATAGATTCGATAGATTTGCTAGCGTGTCAGCAGTTGCAGAAGCAGCCATTATTTTAGCCTTTGCTTCCTCCTCTGCTAGTTTCTTTCTAGCTTCAGTCTGTGCCTTCTGGTTTTTAGTCTCAAGCTCCTCGCCTTTCTTTATAACCTGAACCGTCTCTTCAGTTGTCGCAGTTAGTTGCTCAAGCGCAATCTGATCGTATTTCTCCTGGATCGCTCTTAGCTCCTCATTCTTAGCCTCCTCGATAACTGCTTCATCACCGCCAAACTTAATTCGGTCCTCTAATTGCTTAGTGTATTTGGCATTGACTGCCTCCTCTTCCTTTTGTTGATCAGTCAGGAATTTATCAGCGTTTCTGTTTCTGATTGCTTCATCCTCTGAAGCGATTCTTTCCTGATTCTTTTTTAGTTCCTTTTCTGCCTCCGCCGCTTTCTTGTCAGCTTCCTCCTTTGCCTTTTTGGCTTCAGCATCTGCCTTGTCTTTGGCTTGTTTATTTTGCGCGGCTATCTCATCATTGCGCTTCTTGTTCGCGTCTATGATCGACTTATTGTACTTGGTATCAATTACGACTAATTCAGTTTTTAGTTCACGGAATTTCTTCGCTTCGTCATCGGATAGCTTACCAGTCGTTTTTAGTTTTTCTCTTAAGACATTTAAGTCCGTGTTTACAATCTCCTTGCGCTTATCTGATAACGCCTTCTCTCCAGCTCCAGAAGCCTCCAAAACTTTAAGCTCTGCCTCAAGTCCTTCCTTTCTTCTAGTCGATGTCTTTGTAAATCTTTCAAGCGCTCTGTCTGCTTCGTTTGTGATGCCTACAAAGTCAGTCACTTTCTCGACTATGCTAGTGAAAATCTTGCCTACATTAGCAAGCCCTGGAACTACTTTAAGTACTGCCTCCTTGATAGCATCGAAGTTAGAAACGATTAACCCCAAAGCTACGGCAAAAGCTCCCACCCCAGTGGCAATCAAAGCGCCTCGCATTGTAGTGAAGGCAGAGATCGCGGCCGCTTTCATTGAAGCAAAAGCACTCAAGACGTTTGTCTTGATCACTAGCCCTAAGTTTTTAAATCCATCGATTGAGCTAAGGACCGTATTAAGTCCTTCAGATAACGCCAGGGCTCCCTGAACTTTTAAGAGTTGCTTCTCGACCTCAGCAGATTCTACACCCACTAGAGCCAGAGCTCCCTGAGTTGCAGCGAATGCTCCAGCTACGCCCTGAATCGATTGTCCAAACGCCTTAAATTTAGCGTCTGGATCAAAAGCTTCGATAGTTGCTTTAGCGTCACCAATCCGATCCTTAAGTTCGGCCGCTCTTTTGGCAGCGTTTGCAATCTCACTAGCAGAAGCCCCAGCGGAATTCTGGAGCTTTGCTAATTCTTGAATCGCTTCACGAAGTTGCCCTCTGAGACTCTTGGTGTCTGCTACTAGGTTAATACCTACCGTTTCATTTACTGCCATTATGCGTATGTTAATTCTATTACTCTGAGTAATTCTACTTTAGTTGTCTTTGGAACGCTAGGATTAAAGTCTGTGACTTTATTTAGTCTCCAAAGCGCGCCATCGATCAAGATGAGCTTTGCAAAATCTAGCGAGTAGATGTCTTGCAAATCTAGGTATAAATAGCAAGTAAGGAGCTTGCTATCTTTAGCGATAATCTCAGCTAAATAATCCCCCCAGAAAGAGGTGAACAAGTTAGCGCCTGGGTATTGCACCGATAAGCTGAATAATAACTCCTTAGGAACCCCAAAATTGATATCCTTTGTGGGCAAAGTTGGATGATCTAGGTGTCCTGCATAGCCGTAATAGGTTAAAGCAGAGCCAACATTGCCAGATCCTTGCGCATAAGGTTGTTTCATATTCCAAGAAGTGACGCCAGATATCTTCTGGAACTGCATAATTCGGATATTTGAATCGCGTCTTTCCTCTACACCATCCGATAAATCAAAGATAGAAGCACAAAGTTTATCGTCTCCAGTTCTTTTTACTAGCACTGAAGGGCTAAATATGATCTGAATATCTGTTCTGTCGTTTGTAAACTGGAAGCCAGTATCCTCTTTTCTGTCACCATAGCTCTCAGAGTACTTTTTATTGTACCTTTCATTGAAGAAATCATCGTCCTCTGTGTACATAAAGTCGTAGAAACGCGCATTCAGTTCGCTCATAGGCTTAATCGTGAGCTCCTGAGAGTAATCCACCTTATCGCTCCAGATGCTTTTAGCGCTGGATACTGGATCCTCTAATAGGACCAATCCAGTCGTATCGCCTGGTTCACCATGCAAAAGCAGGTCCCCAAAGTCATCGATCTTAATAAACCCGCCACCGATCTGATAGAAGTCAATAAACGGCTCTATCATGATGTGCTTATCTAAGGACTTATCCTCGTAGACATAGAGATTAAACATCCGACAAAGCGAGATGAATAGATCCTTTTGAAGGATTCCTTTAGGCAATAAATTAGGCATCGACAAGCTAGCGCCATACACCGCAGAAACGGGCACCAAAGAATCCGAGTTAAAATCAAGCATCAAGTTCTCAGAGATGAATTGATAGTTAGGATTTGTCCCTGGATTTGTAGTCACTTCCACATAGAAGGTGTCACCATTTGTCAGGGATGCTTCGATGTCTTGGTTAATGTAGAACTCTGTTAGCTCATCATTATTATCTGCAAGCGTCCAAGATCCGATCACCGTCAAATTCTGGTATAGCTTGATATTAACTTGGCGTTGTGTTATAACCGTTCCATATCCCTGGAAGGTAAACTTTCCAAGCGTTCCAGTCGTACCCGTGAAGGTGAAGGTGTTGCTTGAGGCGATTGTGAACTGATACAGATTTGTTGAATTAAACGTCAATAGTTCATCTGGCTGATCAATCGTAATGTTAGCCGCCTGAGCATTCAATAGATTCGCGATCACCTGCTCTAGGTTAGCGAAGTTATTCGGGATAATTAATGACCTAAAGAAGCTCGTGTTTATAAAGTCACTCGTATAGGTGTAGCCTGAATAATCGATTATCTTATCGATCAATTCGTGCACAAAGAAGGCAGGACGAAAGGCGTCCATGTGGTAATTGTTTCCAGTGCCTGATCCGTTACTAGGTTGCTTACAATTTCCGTAATCAATTAAAGGAAAAACGATACCAGTTCCAGAAGCGTCCCACGAATTCGCGATATTAGTTTCTGTCCACGTCTGATCATATTGTTGAAAGTAGTTAGCTAGCTCTGTATCCTCAAGCGTCTTGTTAGCAATCGCGGAGGCAAATCCTCCAAGCTCACCAAACACCGCGCACTCGTACTCAATCGCTCCCTTGTTGATCTTGATCTCAAGCAATCGAAGCACACCTTTGAAAACTTGGATTTTGTTTACAAAGATTTTCGCATTTGTTTGCTTAGTCGGATCGAAATTATAACCAACAGATGGAAGATCTGTATTAACCCTGTAATTGTTAGCACTAGTAAGGCTATAAATATGCCCAAAAATTTTATTATTGTTAGCATTGCCTGGAACCGTAATCGTTTTTGAATACGTTGTATTCCTGCTAGAGAAGTCTTTAATATCATCGATTGCCAAATTAAGCTCAAGTCCAATGTCCTCGTAAATGTCTAGCCTGCTATTTTCTAAAATTATCTCTGTGATCATTATTTGAATTGGCTATATTGTTTGATTCCTAGATTGAAGCTAAGCTCGTAGTTAAATATCTTGTCTGAGGTGTTATTCTTTTCTTGCCATGTGGTGCCCGAAAAAACGATCGGATAATAATTACCACCAAACTGGAAATATATCTCATTAGAAGCCAAAAGCTGAGCCCCTAGGTTGTAATCGTCTACGTTTAAATAATCACTTACAACAGAATAATCGTAATCGATACCAGTCGTGAAGCTCCGAGTACCGCCATAAAATACATTCGACGAATCTTTGAAATCCATCGTCTTTGTTGAAGGGTTAATTTCATATCCTGAGCGTGTGTAAGTTTTGCGATCCATCTTTCTAGACTGGCGCGATAATAATCTAAAAGCAAACTGATCGTATCCGCCAAACTGATTTTGGAAGACGATCTGAATAGGCGTGAATCTAGGAGCGCACGTCTGCGTGATCACAATCGAATCCGATCCAATCGATACGCGATAGGCATAAGTTGAATCCGTGATTTTTGTGGTCCCTAGGTAGCTATTAATTGAAGCAGGTGATAAGTCTAAAAGGATTCCGTGAACTGCTGAAGTCAAGAAGTTGGAACCAGTCGAAGCGCTACCATTATTTGATCCGTCCTCGTTTAGATTCTGGATTGTAGCAGTTAGTGAACTGGCTAAGTCTGAATTAAAGTAAGTGATCAAAAATGACTCACCAAAAACCACCTTCGCAGATGTTCGATCGCGCGATGTCAAGAACTTATTTTCATAGGTTGTTATCGGAGTGCGGAAAGGATCAAGCGAGAAGTTCCATCCCTTGTAAGTTCCAGAGGTTAAATTGGTGTAGGTTACGCCATCGTATTCCTCGCCGTATCGAATGCCGTAATCGACATGCAAGAAGCCGTTCGCATTTCTGACAAAGCCTGATCCGTCATCGATAAACTGACTCTGAAAGTAGTTTCTGACAATAGGGCCGACATCGATGATTCCGAGATTATTAGAATCTGGATATACTTTGAAACTTGCGACGGTTGCGGAATTAATTTGTAAATCAAATACATATTTGAAATTAGTAAGCCCTACGTTATCAGAGCTCACAACAAACCATAGGGCGTCGTGAGCGGATGTGTAACTAGCAGGAATGCTTTCGATAGTGATCGCCATTATATTAGTCCTTTTTTAATACTTAAAATTATATCTTGACCTAGAGCCTTTGCTAAATCATTTTTAAAGTCATCCCCAAAAGCTAGATCGATATTATCTTCAAAGAATCCAGTCCGTGAAATACCTTTCCGCTTTATGTTTCTAGCCGTAGCTATTGCTAGTCCTCTTATCTTTTCGGTCTCATTTGCAATTGATCCTAGGGTTTTTCTTTTGCGTTGTATGCCTATAAGATTAGTTCGCTGATCTTCATTTCTTATATAGCTTTTGTGTCGCAAATACCACCTGACAATCGAGTTGATAAACCCGCTAGATAAGCGTAAATTCTTGAAGCTATAAGGGCTACCAGTGGGCTCCTTGAATCCTCTAGGTAATTGACCTTTGAAGCCTCCTATTCCCTTAACCCCTTTGTCGTTGAAGTCGTAATACTCTGCTGCGGGATTGGTTTTATAATAACCAATTGTAATTTCGTACTTGCTACCGTTGTTAGTTAAATCGCTAACTACGATGTCGGATAGATTACCAGTGTCGATCTTGCCTCGCTGGGTTAATCTCTTTTTTGCAAGCTGAATGAATTTAAGCGCTGCCTGAGACATGATCGTCTCGACCTGGTTAAGTTGCACGTCTCCACCTTTGGCGATTCCGCCTGGATCGAAACTAGAACCTAAAGAAGCCTGAGCCTGGCTAATGCTTTGCATACGCTTGTTTTATTTGTTCGCGATCATGCGCGGTTTTACTCTTCAAATATGCCAGGTCATTAAGGGCCTGGATCGTGGATAGATTGTAAACCTCATCCAGTTTTATTTTTTCGTGTTCAGCGATGAGCGTAGCTTGATAAATCCATCCGTAGCGTCGCATAAATCCTGAGCCATTTTCTCTGCCTCCTCTTCCGTCATCCCCGCCTTCATCGATTCCATCTTGAAATAGCCCGCTAAACTCTTTATCGAGTCGCTGAAGACTTGACAAAAAAAAACTATCGATCCGTAAACCTGCTCGAATGGCGCTTCCAAAAGATCCTCAGCGTACTCCTCGTGCTTTGCAGAGTCATAAGATGCGATCTTCCATCCTCGCCAGGTGAGCTTCATAGGCATCACCATAGACGCGCAGATTTTGTGAATGTTCAAACCTATATCGGCCCCGAAGAACTTAGTCTCCAGGTATCTTGCATAGGGGATATTTTTCACATCGTACACGCACCGATACTTTCTTCCTGGTGTCCTAATGAAGTCCACTGGCTTAGGTTCTGGGAGCGTGTCAGTAATGAATCTGATCCCTTCTAATTGCTTTTGTAGATCCTTTATTTTCAAAGAATCGATTTGGTTTTCTGTTTGGTTAGTCAGAATAGCCAAGGATTTAACGGCGATGTCAAGCTCTGTATATTCTTCTTTTTTTAGAAGCACATTTTGGAGCTGGATCCACTGCCATACGGTTACGTCTTTCCAAGTCATATTGATTATAAATAGCGTTTATACAAAATTGTATTTTCCAGTTCCAGCCTTGAAGTCTAGCTTCCTCCAGGCAAGCGCCAAAGCCATCACGCAGTCATCATGGAATCCGCTGGGTGCTGAGTATTTAACCCCATTAGCTGAGTATTGATACTCGAAGATTTCGAGCTCCTCCTGGATCATTCCTGGAGGGTAGTGGATCTTCTCTTGATGGATCGCCACCTGCAAGCCTAGCATTAATTCCTGCTTAGATTGTGATGTGAACTTGAAGCCCTCGATCGCCAAACCTTCGCGCTGAAGTTGCTCGACTACTGGATCACCTACACCAGTGCTATCAATTAACATTGGCGCTTTTGGTAATTGACGGATTTTGTTTTGAGTTGTACTCCAATCGCTCTGAAATCGCTCAAAATAAGCCACATTCCCATTATTATCTAATCCGATAATTACGGTCCAGTCAGAATACTTTGCCAAATCTATCCCGTAACATTTAACATTTTGATCCGACATTGCAGATAAACATTTGGAAAGAGCCTGAGATCCGAAAGGGTTCGCGCTATTCTCCGCAGGATTCGCCATGTATTCCTGCTCGAAGACCACCTCAGGCAGTGCAAGTCTTGCGCTATCGATCTCATCGTCTGAGATGTGAGGATTATCATAAGAGCTAAACTTGAAAGACTCCCACTCTGGTGATGGATCGATCCCTTTTAGGAATAGTGAATAGAAAAAGTTTTTTCCTTTAGGAGTAGACAAGAAGATCGCCTTCCCTTGGTAATCAGTAAGCGTTGGACGGATCGCGTTATTCCAGCCGTCTTCCAGATCAGGGATGAAGGACGCCTCATCGATGATCACATAGTGAAACTTTAAACCGCGGAGATTATCCAGGCGTTCACCAGTGAAGAACCTAATGGATCCTCCAGAGATTAACTTGAAGGTCAGATCGGATCTGTTCGGGATCGCTACGTTTGCGGGCATCAATAAGGCAAGCTCATCGAAAAACGCTTTAGCTAACAAATACGTCGGTGTGATGTACGCGACGCGCTTCCCTTGCATGGATTCCAAGCAAGTGATTACTTGACAGATCAAGGACTTACCCCAGCGTCTGCCTGACATTAACACCTTGAACCTTGCTTTCGAGTTTAAGACCTTCGCTTGGTTAGTGTGTGGTCTAGGAAGTGTGATCCTCGTTTGCAAAGCTTATGATTACTTCTTGTTTTTCTTCATTCTTAGCTCGATCCGTCCACCCTAATAGATTCTTAGCGTAGAAGATACCCTTACCCTCGTTGGCTACAATATCGGCCGCTAGAGCGCGAAACATTTCGTCGATCTGATTCACCTCTTTGTGAAGTGGATGATCAGAATTTTTCATAATGTTGTACCAGTGCGATCGCTTGTAGAATTCCTCACCCTGGCGTGGGAGCCAGATCAATAAAAAGTAGCTGATCGTAGGTAAGTGGCGTTCACGGATGATCCTAACACCCGCACCAGTTGCGACTTCCTTAGTGCAATCCAGGCAATAATCGATATATTTATTCGCCCACTCCATGATCAGTTCAGATTCTCTGATTGTGGTGTCTGCTTTTTTGACTACTATCTTTTTCTTTGGTGTTTTCTCTTTCATTTTCTAAATAATAAGGTCCAATCTGTGGGTATTGTTAGGCGCCTTTCTAGCGTATAGCCATACTCAGCGAAGAATTCGATCCATTCGTCGGTCTGTTTTATGTTAATATGGCCCCACCAAGAGTCAAATTCTTGTGTAGTCGTGTAAGGAGTGGACGAAAAGTATAAGTATTTAGCGTCAATTCCTTCCATGTATTCGTTGATCTGCTCGTCTGTCAGGTGCTCAAACACTTCGATTGTGACGATCATTTGAGCGTGGTCAGGATAGTTGTTCAGATTGTGTAAATTTATCCCCCTGGATCTAGCAAAATCGCGGTGATATTTATTTGGTTCGATCCCGTAATAAGAAACTCCTTTGTGCTCTAGGCATTCGCCCAAGGTTCCCATGCCAGCACCAATCTCGATCACATTCCTAGCATAGTTTTTTATTATGTTAGCGGTGCCGTCCATGAGCGCCCAGTAGTCTGGATTCTCTGGCGTTACGCCGATGCTGATCTCATGATCAAAGAACTCCTTTTCTGTCGCTTGCATTACTCTATTAGTTTTGAGTAAATAGCAAATCTGCTAGCGTTAATTTTGAATATGTCGTAATGCTCGCGGACAAATTCTCCATTTGCCTTACCATAGTCCTCGCGCATCTGCTTACTGAACGCCATTCGTTTGATGTCTCGCTCCCAGTTATCCACTTCGAAAATCGTAGGGATATCGTCATAAGGTGCGCGCTTGTAAGTCAAGATCGGGATGTTCTTAGCTCCTGCCTCCAGGGCCTTAAGGTTTGACTTTAGACGGTTGAATTTATTATCTAGCAAAGGAACCAAAAGCATGTCAGCCTCCAGGTAGAAATTCATGTATAGATCCACTGGTAAGGATTCGATGATCTTGTAGTCAAGGTTCTCATTAGCAGTGTATAGATTTGCCATCTGTTTCCAGTGCCACTCGTTGAAATTATTCCATCCACATAGAAGCATTCTGGCGTTCTCTCTAAATACCCTAGACTTCGCCAGCTCTGCGATCGGTTGCTTTAGTTGCTGGATATCTGGATAGTGAGTGATCGATCCAGTGTGAGCAATCGTCACTTTCTCATTCTCCTTTTTTACATCTGTGAACTGGTCCTTATCAAACGGCAAGGCGTTTGGAAGGATCTCGCAGTTTTTGTTTATTTGGATTATCTCTAAATAGAGTCGATTGTGAGTCGTGGTCACCAGGTCCGCGTGTTTGATATAGTCACGGATGATCCTAGTAATTCCAAGCTTGCGATAGGTTCCAGCGCTTAGGTGCTTGTCAAATAGGATCCAATAGTCATCGATATCGATCACCAATTTAAACCCAAACTTCGCTCGCCACTCCAGGAGCTGAAGCAATGGAACTGATTCCAGGAACCGATTCACCACTAC